ATAAAAAGATTTATGACAACACAATATTTGTACAGTTTAAGATTGATCCAAACGTGGGGCATTACACATTCAGAACTTTCAACTCAAGCTCATTTGCATTTGAACTACTGATGAATAGATTTGACCAAGTATATACGTTAGGAATAGATGGAGGTAGAGATTTATATCAAGGGCTAACTGAACATTATATCAGAGGAGAGCAAGGCACAAACTTTAACGCTCACAATCAACATATGCACGAGCTAAAAAATAGAACCAACTGTCAAGTAATTAGGCTGTGAAGAAACATACTAAAACGTATATGAGTTATTTCGGCTATGACACAACTGATTTCATACCGTGTGAGATATGCGGCAATCAAGCCGTTGACATTCACCACATCGAAGCGAGAGGTATGGGCGGCAATCCAAAAGGAGATAAAGACGAGATTGAAAACTTGATGGCGGTTTGTAGACATTGCCACGAGGAATTCGGGGATAAGGCAGAACACAAACATATGTTGAAAGTTGTCCATAAAGTTAAGATGACAGAAAGACAATAAACATCGGAGAAACATCGGTATGAAGTTAGAAAAACAACCACACGGAGGAGCATTGGTCAGAGCAGAAAAAGGGGAAACTGCAAACCCTAACGGCAGACCTAAAAAGTTTACTACCTTGATGAAGGAGGAGGGCTACAAACTTTCAGAGGTGAACGATAGCATACAGGCTATCATGGCAATGGATGAGAAGGAGATTAAACAGGTACTCAAAAACGAAGGAGCAACCATGTTAGAAAAGACAGTTGCAAAGGCTATCATCAAGAGTTATGAGAAAGGATCACTCTATTCAATGGACACTTTGTTGAGTAGGGTATATGGTAAGCCCAAAGAAACGGTAGATGCAACCGTTGAGGCTAAGGTTGTTAACGTGACACTTAATTTAGACTAAACCAAAAGGTAAATAATATGGATGAAATTACATTTTTAGGCAATGCCTGGTCTGATGACTACGGCTTGAACATCACGGTTAACGTGGAGAAATTCAAACAAGCACTTTCTGACGGAAAGCTTGAGATTAACAAGTACGGAGATGTGCGAATCAGAGTGCAGAAACTCAAGACTCAGAACGACAGGTCAAAGGCTACCCACTATGTGGCAGTGCCAAGACCACCGAAGGAAAAGGATGATATGCCTTTCTAATGAGGGTACTTCTATTACTTGACGGCATGAATGGGGTGAGCTTTCACAGGCTATACACCCCTTACGTCAAAATTCAAATAGACTACGGAATCACAGTTGATGTTTCTGTTGATCAAGGGGAATGGGCTGACCTACCTTTTGAGAAATATGATTGCGTGGTATTCAACCGATGGCTTGGAAGATTGCAGTATAACATTCTTCCGATACTTGCCAAAAAGAAAATCCCTTTCATTGTTGATATTGATGACTATTGGGTAATTCCTAAACACAACCCAGCTTATAAGTTTTACCGGGCTTATATCAAGAATGGAATCAAGGACAGTCTACACTATGCAGATGCAGTGATGGTGACCACTCCGCAACTTGAGGAGAAGGTCAAAGAGTTCAATACAAACGTCACAATCATCCCCAATGCTTTAGACTACAATCAAAGCCAATGGAAAGCAGAAACAGAGCATCCTTTCACTATCGGTTGGGTAGGAGGGTTATCACACACGGAAGACTTAAAGTTGCTTACAAACAAAATAAAGCCTATCTGTGAAGAATACGGAGCGAGATTCCTAATGTGTGGCTTCCATGAGAACGTCCCCGATTGGGCAACAATGGAAAAAGCAATCACAGGACAGCCAAGACATAAACGACCAGAGTGGTTTCAGACAAGGGTAGGAACAAAAGCAAACGAGTTCGGCAAGTATTACTCGGAGATTGATATCTGTTTAGCACCATTGCAAAAGACACAGTTCAACCGTTACAAGTCAGAACTGAAAATCTTAGAAGCAGCAGCCTACAAGTTGCCTATCTTTGTAAGTGCAGTTGAGCCATACACGAACCACCGAGATAACCTCGGATGTTTCTTTGTCAAGAATAACGATTGGTCAGAGATTGGAAAGCTAATCAAGTCTGACAAAGTCAAAGAGGTAGGGGAGATTAATTACCAGTATTGCAACCAACATCACAACCTTGATATGATCAACAAAAAGCGTGTAGACCTTCTAAGGAGTGTTACATCGTGAAACAAAATCGGTTTTTTTTAACACGTAAATAAGGGGTTAAAAATGCAAATAAACTACTCAAGACCAAAGTTAACCACTTACCAAAAAGCCATCTTAGATAGTGAGGCACGTTACACAATAACGGCTGCATCTACAAAGACGGGGAAAACGGCAAGTCATATCATTTGGTTGTTTGAGCAGTCGCTTAGTTTAAAAGAGAATCAATCGGTGTGGTGGGTTGCTCCTGTGTATCAACAAGCGGAGATAGCATTCAGAAGGATGAAGGCACAGGTCACAGAGAAAAACTTCTTTGTATCCAACGAGAGCAAATTAACACTGATAACACCAGTAGGCTCAAGGATTGAGTTTAAATCGGCAGAGAAACCTGACAACCTTTACGGTGACGATGTGTACTCAGCAGTCTTTGATGAGGCATCAAGAGCAAGAGAGGATTCATGGTTCGCTCTACGTTCAACCCTAACGGCAACACAAGGGAAATGCAAACTCATTGGAAACGTCAAGGGGAAAAAGAACTGGTTTTATAAGTTAGGAGAGAGGGCAAAGTCTGGTGATCCTAACATGGAGTATTTCAAAATCACGGCTTACGATGCAGCAGATGAAGGCATCATTGAACGAGAGGAGATAGAACAAGCTAAACGTGATCTTCCTGAGTATGTATTTCGTGAGCTATATTTGGCTGAACCTGCTGACGATAATTCCAACCCATTTGGACATGAGAACATTGACGCTTGTATCCAACAGAGTACCGGCACACCCACGGCTTACGGAATTGACTTAGCCAAGTACACAGACTGGACAGTTATCATAGGACTGAACGAAAAGGGCGAGGTCGTTCACTTTGATAGATTTCAAGCTGACTGGTCACAGACACTTCAGAAGATAACGGCAACCATAGGGAATACACCTGCTTTTGTGGATAGCACGGGCGTTGGTGATCCTATCGTGGAGCAACTACAAAGGCAGCACCCAAGAATCAAAGGCTTTAAATTTACAAGCCAATCAAAGCAGCAACTTATTGAGGGGTTAGTCGTAGCAGTACAAGGGCAGCAAGTTAAATTCCCTGAGGGAGTGATTGCGGATGAAATGCGTAACTTTGAATTTGAATACACAAGAACAGGCGTAAGATACACAGCACCACAAGGACTACATGATGATTGTGTTATGTCTTTAGCTCTTGCCAATGATTGCAAACAACACAACAAACCAGGACTATTTTACTATGCTTAAATGGAAAGATATTACAATCGGAATGCTCCAAGAGATTGGAGAGCTTCCTGATGACCTAAACCCTATTGAGAAAACAGCTCACACGGTGGCGATAATTAAAGGGCTGCCATACGAGGAAGTTGAGAAGTGGACACTAAACGACTTGAGGAAAATTGACTTGTCGTTTTTAGAGCAAGAACCAAAGCACCGATTGAAGTGGACATTCAAACACAAGGGGAAAAGATTTAAGCTCGTCAAAAATGCGAAGTCAATGGAGGCACATCACTTTATTGAGTTGCAAGAGTTAGGCGATAGCGACAAGATAGAAGCATTGCATAAAATCATTGCTTGTTTATCATACCGAGTGAACATCTTTGGGCGAAAAATAGAGGATGACTATCAGTGGAAGGTTGAGAATTTCAAGGATTTACCTGCACCACAATTCTACAAATACTCGCTTTTTTTTTCGGCTCTCTATCCGAAATTATTAAAAACTACCCTAACTTATTTGAAGGGGGAGGTGAAGAAAGCAAAGGAGATGTTTTCGGATGGCTCGGACTCGTTGACCGATTAGCAGGTGGTAGACGGCAAGAGTGGGACGCAATACTTGAGATGCCGTTAACTGAGTTCTTGAATACCCTTGCATTTCACACCACGATAAGCAAACAGAGGCACAAGCGTTTAGAGAGTGCAGCGGCACAAGGTTTTGAAACTTACGTCTGTGCTTGTCTGTCTGAACTGCTTTAATTCAGCCACTTCGTGCGATTCCTTAATTATATATAGATGGCTATCACGGTAAAACATCAACCAACAGGAACAACTTACCTTCCTGCTTATAATGATAATATCTTTATCTCCACCGAAGGAGATTCTTCAAAGTATAACGGTTATAACTACAAATTCAATACAAGAGTAAAGGACAGTTCTAATGTCGTGATTAATATGCTGAAAGTGCCTATTCATTATGGGTCAACTAATAAAGGCGTATTTAACATTTCAAAAGTTATAGAAGGCTACGTTTCACACGATTGGAATTATACCGATTCAGCAGCGTCAGGATGTCCTAACTCTATCTTTGAATACAACATTGACTTTGGTTACGAGTACGCCACAGGAGCGACAGATGTTCCTATTCTTTCAACCGGTGACGTTTCACTAACTGGTAAAAAGATTTGGAATGCGGCACTCTCACCTGAGGATTTCATCAATTACGATGAAGATGATTATTTAATGGGGGCAGGTAGTTCCGCCAAATTCCTAACTAATAGAACAAGTAAAAAAATATATAATGATCAAAAAGATTGGCTCTATGC